AAGGCTCCAATTACGGAGCTGGCTGTTAAGCCAGCTCCTATCTCAATTGAACGTCTCACTTGAGAATCGCTAGTGCTTCTTTGACTTTGCCGATCATGTCAGATATGTTGAATGTCGGTTCCTCTGCCGATTGGCATACCTTGATAACATCGTTCAGGTTATCGCGGATACGTTGATCCAGTGAACGATTGCGTGATCCCGCACCATCTGATCCATCTTGACGCTTGGTGACCTGCTTCTTGAGATCCCCAATTCGGGCATTAACTTGCTGTCCCCAGTATCGCCTTGTCGCTTTCTGGATCTCATCAGTCAAAGATTTAATCGGTGCGGCTAATAATGCCTGATTGCGCTTGCTGAATCCCAGCACAATAGCTGCCTTTAAGTTCGCCCATTCTTCCTTCGTGACAGTAGAACCTTCAGACAGAGGACTGATATAGTCACTCGGCAGCTTGAACCCGTCAGCAATCAGTAGATCGACCGCCGACTTTGTTGCATCGTCGCTCTTGGTGCGTAGATCTACGGCCTTCGCGATTAGTGCCTTTGTTTTCTTATCTAAAACTCTCATTTGTCATTCTCCTATGATTGACAGTTAAGTTATGCCATCAGGTTTCCTTGATGGCGGTTACACTATGCCAAACGCACGTTAACAAATCAATAGATAAATGGACAGAATGACAAGTTTACACATAATCCGTTTAAAATGTTTCATTTTCGCCCTGGCTTCCACAGAATGACAAGTTTACACATAATCCGATAGGCAATGTTAGTGTCGCACTAACAAAACAGCACAGATCAGACCCCACCCGCCCCCTATAGACCACTTCATAGCTTGGGACTCCCTCTCTTCTATATATTACTAGTTTGCGTGAATGATTGTGTTTTTTCTGAGTTCGGTACCCCCACCCCCCTTATATATGGAACACCCCCCACTAGGAGTCCCAACCTCCTTGCACAAAAACAACTTATTGTGTATAACTCGACATGAACGGTTAATAACCTGCGGAAACAGTATGCCTTTAATGCTTGAACCAGAGATTGGTGTACCATACTCGGATGAAATTCCATATATGGATTTGCGTGCACGCGCAGAAGCCGCGTGTAATACTGCTTCTATGATGAAAGAGCATGGGCTAGACGTGGAATCTACTAGTGAAGATGAAGAAATTGCAGCAAAAATAGTTTTGGCTTACGCTGACAACCCCGAAAAGACTTCTAAGAAGGTTTCGACGAAGCGAGCAGCGGCATTACCACCTGCCGCATTGATAATGACCCACAATATTCTTACCCAATTTGGGTATTCTGTCGTTGAAAGCGCAGTACAAGTCCGTCATTTGGTTACAAACAAGCTAATTGAAGAGACTGAGAACCCAGACCCCCGTATTCGTATTCGAGCATTGGAGCTTTTGGGTAAGATTTCGGACGTTGGGCTGTTTACAGACAAGACCGAAGTCACAATTACCCACAGAACTACTGATGAACTACGTGAAAGCCTACGCAGTAAGCTGTCAAAGCTGGTAAATCCCGACGAAAACATAATCGAAGCAGAGTTTGTAGCCCCTGATCCTGATGCTGTAGATGTGGACGCAGAACTGGGAATTACCTCCGAAGAACCGGAGGAAGAACCTGTAGACCCCCATAAAAAACCCCTACACGCAGGGTGGTTGGGGCAAAAAGAGTCATATGACGATGAGTGAAGCCTTGGCAGCAGAGTTAGACTTCTCTGAAGACGATATTCAGCGTCTGTTGGACAATTTAGACATCTTTTCGCTAGACGAGATAGCTGAAATAGACAAAATGGCAGGGGAATTAGGCAATCGCCAGCAAAACCAAGCCGCATACGACGACCTGATATACTTCTGTAAGCGCATGATGCCCGAGTTTATCGTTGGTAAGCACCATCGCATACTTGCTGACATGTTAATGGGTATTGAGAAGGGGGAAAAGGACCGTGTTTGTGTGAATATACCCCCCAGACATGGCAAATCTCAACTTGTTTCTATCTTCTATCCAGCGTGGTATTTAGGTAGAAACCCAGACAAAAAAGTCATGATGGTCTCTCACACAACTGATTTAGCCGTGGATTTTGGGCGTAAAGTACGTAACTTGATAGCAACAGATGCTTACCGTTCGATATTTCCTACGGTAAAACTAGCACAGGATAGTAAGTCAGCAGGCAGATGGAACACTAACGTCGGAGGAGAATACTATGCGTGTGGTATTGGTTCTGCTCTGGCTGGTCGGGGTGCTGACCTCTTGCTCATTGACGATCCACATTCTGAGCAAGACGTTATCAATGGAAACTTTGAAGTGTTTGCTAAAGCCTATGAGTGGTTTACGTTTGGTGCGCGTACTCGTCTAATGCCCGGAGGTAGCGTAGCTATCATCCAAACTAGATGGCATATGGACGATTTGACTGGGCGTGTTACAAACGACATGGCAAAGGACAATCGCTCTGACCAATACGAGATTGTCGAGTTTCCTGCTATACTAGAAATACAAAACAAGAAAACAAAACGCTACGTGGAGAAACCACTGTGGCCTGAGTTCTTTGACTTAGAGGCACTGTTACGTACTAAGGCGTCAATGCCTACGTTCCAGTGGAATGCGCAGTACCAACAGAATCCTACGGCTGAAGAAGCGTCGATAGTTAAGCGGGATTGGTGGAACTTGTGGGAACAAGATAACCCCCCGTCGTCTGAATACCTTATAATGTCTTTGGACGCCGCAGCAGAAACACACAACCGTGCTGACTATACAGCACTTACTACTTGGGGCGTTTTCTTCAACGAAGATACAAATGCGTACAATATTATATTGTTAAACAGTATAAAAAAGCGTATGGAGTTTCCTGAGTTGAAAACACTAGCAATGGAAGAGTATGCTGAATGGGAACCTGACGCGTTTATTGTGGAGAAGAAAAGTGCGGGTACTGCGTTGTATCAAGAGATGCGACGAATGGGATTGCCCATATCAGAGTATACTCCGCATAGAGGATCGGGTGATAAGTTAGCGCGACTTAACTCTGTTGCAGACATTGTGGCATCGGGCATTTGCTGGATACCTCCTACTAGATGGGCAGAAGAAGTGGTAGAAGAGATTGCCGGATTCCCTTTTATGAGTCATGATGACTTAGTGGACTCAACGGTGATGGCGCTTATGCGGTTTAGGCAGGGCGGGTTTATTCGTCTGCCAAGTGATGAACCGGAAGAAACGATCTACTTTAAACAACGTAGAGGCGGGTATTATTAATGGCACTAATACCAGAACTAAAAGAATACCTATCCAAGGTTAAGCCCGAGGCTAAGAGCCTGCTTACTAAGGCCGCAAAGAAGATGTCTAAAGCACAACAGCGACAATTTCTAGCGTCCCACCAAACATCAGATTCAGAGTTCCAAACAGCAATTGCTCCTTACATGCCAAAAGGTTCAACGATTGATCCGTTCCGCGCTAGGTTAATAGCGTTCCCAGAAGAAGCGGGTGTTGGCCCGGGAGGACTTTCTTTGCTGGCTGCGTCTACCCAAGGCAATACAAAGCCTGTTAGGAAAAGATATGAGGGTATTGACGGTAACATGTATGAGGTTTTTTTTGAACCTGATACAGTAACTGCCTTAGAAGCGCGGAACGCAAATCCGCGTATTTATGCTCATGAGTACAGGCATTTTGAAGGTCTTGACGGCCCAGAGGCTGGGACTGAGGAAGATAGAGAGATTACGAATAGAATACAAGATCTGATGGCATCACAAAACTTGAAGGAGCTTAAAGCCAACACTCGGTCGTTGGCGGCAAGTATGAAGAGTATGGATGAGGGTGTATATATCAAACAGGGTCGCGGTGAAGAGGTAAACCCCGCTAAGAGGTATAGCGACTTTTACAACGCAACATTCACCTCTAACGAAGAAGAAATCATCGAAGCTGCAAAAGGATTGATGCGATCACCGCAGGTTGTAGACTTTATGGATATGAGCCAGAAATCTGTTTGGAACCGGATATTTGGGGAAGAAGAACCACACGTTGATGTTAGAAGGGAAGGCGCTTTAGGGCACTATTTCAAGAGAAATGTCTTAGGAAATACTGATGCTACTGAAATGCCTGAAGATTTCCGTAAAGGTGGACGCGTAAGACTAATTTGAGATATTACTAATGCGGAAATACTATTCGGGTAAGAGCGTTAAGATAGATAAAAATATACTTTCGTCCTATAGATCTGATCGTAAATTAGGATCTATGAAAGAAACTGGGGGGCCAAAAGGAAGACGTATTTTGGGAATATCCGATGATGGTAGGTACTACCTAACTAATTATGGTTCTGGCAGTATTCCGGTAGACAAAGAACGAAAGAAGGCATTAGGTAAACTTTACGATACTGATGATCCAGATAGATATGCGGCTATAGCGAAAAAATTTAAAGCCAAGCAAAAAGCAGAAGGCTAGATTATGGCGATAGAAAAAGGGTTATATTCAGCCCCAGAGGGTCTGGATAAGGAACTAGAAGATAGTTTAGAAGGTGTTGAAGGAATGGACACTACTGAGCTAGAGATAGAGATCGTTGATCCTGAAATGGTTACGCTGTCTGATGGAAGTGTCGAGATCACATTGATCCCTGACATGAACGAGACCGACCTCATGGGGTTTGATGGTAACTTGGCAGAGGCGCTGGAAGACGGCGACTTACAAGAATTATCTAGTGACTTATTAGAGCTTGTAGAAGCTGACATCGAAAGCCGAAAAGAGTGGGCAGATACGTTTGTTAAAGGACTAGATACTCTAGGACTTAAATACGAAGAGCGTACAGACCCGTGGGATGGTGCTTGTGGAGTGTACTCTACAGTTCTAGCAGAAGCAGCTATCCGGTTCCAAGCAGAGACAATGAGTGAGACTTTTCCCGCCGCTGGACCTGTCAAGGTTAAAATCCTTGGAGATGAAACACAAGAAAAAATTGAAGCCGCTGAACGCGTAAAGGCTGACATGAACTATGAGCTTACTGAGCGCATGGTGGAGTACAGACCCGAACACGAACGGATGCTATATAGCCTAGGACTCGCAGGGTCGGCGTTTAAGAAGGTTTACTTCGATCCTAACCTAGGACGCCAGATGGCGGTCTATATCCCAGCAGAAGACGTTATCGTGCCTTATGGTGCGTCTACGATTGAGCAAGCTGAACGTGTCTCGCATATCATGCGCAAGACCAAGAACGAACTAAAAAAATTACAAGCAGGGGGTTTCTACCGTGATGTAGAACTAGGAGACCCAGAGCCGTTCCATACAGACATCGAAGAGAAGAAAGCCGAAGATGATGGTTTCTCTATCTCTGATGATAGTCGCTTTGCTATTTATGAAATACACGCAGATTTAATTATTGATGGTATTGACGAAGACGATGATGAAATAGCAAAACCTTACGTTGTTACTATTGAACGTGGTACTGGAGAAGTTCTCGCTATACGACGTAATTGGAATGAAGACGATGAGCTAATGCTCAAGCGTCAACACTTCGTACATTACGTATACGTACCGGGATTTGGCTTTTATGGCCTTGGTCTTATTCATATCATTGGTGGGTATGCTAAGGCTGGGACTTCCTTGATACGTCAGCTAGTTGATGCTGGTACTCTGTCGAATCTCCCCGGCGGATTAAAGTCCCGAGGACTGCGTATCAAGGGGGATGACACTCCCATCGAACCGGGGGAATGGAAAGATGTTGACGTACCATCAGGTAGTATACGCGACAACATCATGCCGCTACCTTACAAAGAACCTAGCCAGACTCTCCTTGCTTTGTTGAACCAGATTACGACTGAAGGTCGTAGATTGGGCGCTATTTCTGACATGAATATTTCTGATATGTCAGCCAATGCTCCTGTGGGTACTACGCTGGCGCTACTAGAGCGTACGTTAAAGCCGATGGCAGCAGTACAAGCACGGGTCCATTACACCATGAAGCAGGAGTTTAAACTCCTTAAAGCTATCATGTCAGAGCACGCACCCGAGGATTATGATTATATTCCTATGCGGGGCGAAGTAAGCGCACGGCAGTTAGATTATATGATGGTGGACGTAATCCCCGTCAGTGACCCTAATAGTTCTACAATGGCGCAGCGTGTCGTACAGTATCAAGCTGTACTCCAGATGGCTCAGCAAGCGCCTCAGATATATGACCTACCACAACTACATCGTCAGATGATTGAGGTGTTAGGTGTGAAGAACGCAGACAAACTTGTTCCCACAAGAGAAGATTCCAAGCCCGCCGATCCCGTCAGCGAGAACATGGATGCTCTGGTTGGTAAGCCGATACGAGCGTTTATCTACCAAGACCATCAGGCTCACATTGCGACTCATACGTCGTTTATGCAGGACCCACCGGTTGCTCAGATGGTCGGACAGAACCCACAAGCACAGCAGATTATGGCGTCGTTACAAGCGCATATTGCAGAGCACCTTGGGTTCCAGTACCGCCAGCAGATCGAGGAGAAGTTGGGAGCACCGCTACCACCTCCGGGGAAACAACTACCAGAACAGATCGAAGTAGATTTGTCACGTCTGGTAGCAGAAGCAGGTGCTCAAGTTATGCAGGGGCATCAGCAAGAAGCCGCGCAGAAACAAGCGGAACAACAGCAACAAGACCCGGTCTTCCAACAGAAGCAGGCAGAGCTACAACTCAAAGGTCAAGAAGTCCAACGCAAGACAGCAAAAGATCAGCAAGAAGCGCAGATCAAACAGGCAGACTTGCAGCGTAAATCGCAGAAAGATCAAGTCGATGCGATCTTCGATGCGGAGAAGTTAAAGCTGGATAAACAGGAATTAGAACTAGACGCTAAGAAAGAAGGCGTTCGCGTGGCGGCAAGTCGTCGCCAAGAAAACAACAAGCTCGATTTAGAGCTTGCGAAGATGATGGCTGACAAGCCTAAACGAGGGAAATAATGGCTAAAACCGTCTTTGACGTGCTAGTAGATAAACTCGACGAAGATATATCGTCTGCAACTCAATTTCTTTCTGGGGGGTCCGCTAAAGACTTCGCAGGTTATAAGGAAATTGTTGGCCTAATTCGGGGTCTCGAAGCCAGCAAGCGACACATTGAGGACCTCTCGCGTAACTATATGGAAGAAGATGATGACTAATACTCAGACTATTGAAGTACCTGATGCAGTAAAAGCGAAGATGGCGGCAGAGGCAGAGGCAGCGGAAGCTGCCTCTGTTAAGGCTAATACCAAACGTGAAGTTAGTGACGAGGAATGGGAAGCACAAATGCCCAAACCTTCTGGCTATCGTTTGTTAATAGCTTTACCCGATGTCGAAGAATATTATCACGACAGTACCCTCTTTAAAACAACTGACCAGATGCACAAAGAGTACATCATGTCGATTATGGGTATTGTTATAGATATGGGCGCAGATGCCTATTCAGACAAAGATCGTTTCCCCGAAGGCCCTTGGTGTAAAGAGGGTGACTATGTGATGTTTCGTATGAACACAGGCACACGGTTTAGGGTTAACGGAAAAGAATTCAGATTGATGAACGACGATTCTGTGGAAGCTGTAATTCCCGATCCTCGTGGCATCATGGCTGTATAGGAGATAAATTATGCCTTTTCAAAAAGTAGAATACGAGTTTCCTGATGAGGAAACAAAAGAAAAACAAGAAATTGAAGTGGAGGGTTCCAGTGCTATCGAAGTGGAGGGTTCCAGTGCTATCGAAGTGGACATTGGAGGTAAGAAAGCTGAGCCTGTCGTTGAAAGTGAAGTGGATACTGATGACGACGAATATGAGATTGAAGTGGTTGATGATACGCCCAAGGCTGATCGCAACCGTAAACCTTCTCATCCCCCAGAAGACATTACTGATGACGAGTTGGAAGAATATTCAGAAAAAGTGCGTAAACGGATACAGCATTTTAGCAAAGGCTATCACGACGAACGCCGTGCTAAAGAAGTGGCTTTCCGTGAACGTGAAGAGTTGGAGAGATTATCTCAACAACTTGTGGAAGAGAATAAGAAACTCAAATCCAACGTAAACAAAAATCAGACAGTATTACTTGAGCAAGCTAAGCGTAGCGCAGTAACTGACTTAGAATCTGCTAAAAAGCAGTATAAGGATGCGTATGAAGTTGGGGACTCAGATGGTGTCCTTGCTGCACAAGAAAGCCTAACAAATGCCAAGATTAAGGCCGATAGGCTAAATAATTTCAAGTTACCAGCTTTACAAGAGGATGAAACTAATGTAAAAATGGAATCTGAAACCACCCTACCGCCAGTGGAGGTTGATAAACGAGCACTAGCGTGGCAAGACGCTAACGGCTGGTTCCACCAAGACGTAGAGATGACAGGTTACGCGCTGGGGTTGCATAATAAACTTGTCAATGAGGGTGTAAACCCTCAAAGTGATGCCTACTACGAGAAGATTGACTCTCGTATGCGACAGTTATTCCCCGAAAACTTCGAGGGGGAGGAAGTAGATAAGCCGAAGAAGCAGTCAAATGTGGTTGCACCCGCTACGCGGAGCACTTCGCCTAAAAAATGGAGGTTAACGCAAACACAGCACCGGCTTTCTAAACGCTTGGGACTTACTCCCGAACAATACGCCAAACAGGTTGCAATAGATATGAGGAAACAATAATGGCTACGAATAGAATTGACCGTGAACTAGAAACACAAGAAAAAACGACCCGCAAAAAGGCTTGGGCGCGTCCCGAGGTGTTACCATCTCCAAATCCCGAGCCGGGTTACGAATTTCATTGGGTTCGTGTAAGTACGCAAGGGCAAGTTGACGCCACTAACGTATCCTCAAAAATAAGAGAAGGTTGGGAGCCTGTAAAGGCAGTAGATCACCCAGAAATCACATTGGTTGTCATTGAAAACGAACGGTTCAAAGACAACGTGGTGATTGGTGGGTTGATGCTTTGTAAAGCTCCAGCGGAATTAGTCGAAGAGAGGTCTGCACATTACCAACAGCAGACAAACTCCCAGATGCACTCCGTAGACAACGATCTCATGAGAGAAAGTGATCCTCGTATGCCCCTGTTTACTGATAGGAAGACGAAGGTCACTTTCGGAAACGGAACTTAAATTAGGAGCTTAACATGGCTTACCCAACTGTAAGTGGCCCTTCAGGGCTAGTTCCGGTTAAACTTGTAAGCGGCGTACCTTTCGTGGGCGTAACTCGTCAATATAGCATTGCGAGTGCATATGACACGAACATCTTTAGTGGTGACGCTGTACAACTTTTAACCGGAGGCACCATATCCCGTGATACTGCTGATGCAGCAATGACGCCTATTGGTGTATTTCTTGGTTGTACTTATACTGATCCCTCACTGGGCTATCAGTT